TCTGCCTTCCTCGTAGCCGTAAATGGAAGGCTCCTCATAGTGTTTCACCCAGTAGTGAAATACGCTTGTTCCAACCCGAATCGTTCCTTCTGTCCACATTGTTTTTTCCTCCTGTTTTCGTTGTTTTTGCCTCTTGGCATGATGTATATTACCATACAATTTCAAGTATAGCAAGTCATATCGGAGAAATATACTGCACATACATAACAGCTGTATTTTGTGTACTATATTTCTTCGGTACGAGCCACAGCCCCCTTGAATCAGGGGCTGTTTGGAAAGAGTGAGGAAGGTTTATCTTCCCGTCATACTTTCCCATTCAAATTCGCAGGCTGCCTCGTACTCCTCATCGAAAAGGGCATCGTCATCGATTTCCTTTTCCGTAAAGTCGATGCTGTCGATTTCCTCGCAAACCGTGTGGAGGCTTTCGGCATCTGCCTTTGCAAGGCTTTCTGCGTTTTCCTCAACCCATGCGGTGAACTCCTCGTTGTCCAGCCTGTCCTCGTTTTCAATCTCCAGTTCGTATTCGTAGTCCGCATCGAACCAGGTGATGACCGCCTTTGTGATTTCGGTTCTTTCGTTCCAGTCCGTTCTGTTTGCCATTGCTCTTGCCTTTGCGATTCCGTATGCTACCATTGTGTTTTTCCTCCGTAATTTTGTGGTTTTTTGGTTGTTTTCCCTTTCGGTAACTGTATATTACCATACCTTTCGGCGTATAGCAAGCGGCTAAATGTACAGAACATAAGGCGATATTTCCGCTGTATATTTGGTGGATCTGACACTGGATAAACTTGCTTTTCTATGGTAAAATACAGTACAATGGAAAAGGCATCTCCGGAAATCGCAGCCACCAACCAAGCCCCGCACAGTTTGCCTGTGTGGGGCTGGTTTTGACTTTGGGCAGTTTTTCGGCAAGCATTCTGAAAGCCCACACAGGGCAAACAGGGCGGTTACATGGGAAACTTTCGGTGCATTACAGACAGGATTTTCTCCTGTTCCTCCGTGGAAACGCCGATGCTTTCCAGTGCCTGCCGAATACCGCAGTCCGTGCAAATGGGCGTTTGGTTGTCCGTTCTGGAAAGTGCAGGCACACCGGAGTAGGACTTTCCGCAGAGTGGGCAGACTGCCGAAACTGGCTTATCCGTTTTCATGGTGGTACACCTCCCATTCGCTGATGTCCATGGCTTTCCGCAGGTGTTTCAGGTCAAAGCCGAACTGGCGGTATCCGTCCACACAGGTGCGGATGTAGGCAGAAGTGGGAATGCCCAGTTTCCGTTCCTCGTGCATGATATACACAAAGGCAGTCAGCTTTTTTCTGGTTTCTGCAAGAGGAAGTTCCAGTTCCGTTTTGTAGTAGAAATGGGGATACCCCTCATAGCGGTCAAGAGCAAGTTCATCTCGTTCTGACACCGACCACACTGCCACCGGAACGGTACAGCCCTGTTTGGGTTCGATGGTCAGATAGGAACCGGTCTTGCTGCCTTTGAACAGCAGCTGGTAATTTGGAATTTCCGCAGTTCCCACAATTCTGGCATCCGGGCAGCGGAACTGCATCTGTTTCACGTTCAGATTGCTGCCATAGGCAAGGTAAAACTTTTTCATGCAATCAAATCCTTTCTGAAAGGGATACCCTTTCACCACCATAAGACCGCCGAAGCGGTCTGGTGTAGCTGGTAGCAAAAGGCTGTCCCTTTATCTGCCGAACCGGAAGGCGGCATCGCCGTCCAAGTTTCTGGTAAGGAACGTTCTGGCGGTGGCGAACTCCTCACCGACCAGTCCCAGCCGAATCAGCCATGTTCGCATGGCGAATTTCGAGTTTTCCGTTTGCTGTGGTTTCGGACTGGCGGTTCGTAGTCCCTTTGCCATTTCGGAAAGGGCAAGGCAAAGTTGTATGTAGCTTTTCAGCTGTCCGGCATGAAGTCCATTTTTCTTTTCAGCTGTAGGCTTGTCAAACTGGAAAAGTCTGAATTCGATTGTGCCTTTTGTAAAAGTTGCATGGAAGTTCAGCATATGGTATCGGCTGTCGTTGTAGTGTTGATTTCTGCCGTAATTTGCACCGTTCGCCGTATACCAGATGTCTGCGAACTGTGCCATGTTGGTGGGCTTTTTTCGGTTCAGCTGTTCGATGAATTGGGGATTGACCGTTCTGCAATATCGGTTCATTCTGCCTTGGTCGATTTTCAGGGCATCTGCAATCAGCCGTTCGTGGCTCGCCATAAGGTTGGCGAGGTTTCGCAGGGTTTGCGGTGTGTGTCCGTTTGCTCCAATGTGAATGTGTACTCCGGCTCCGATTCCTGCATGGCTGATTGCTCCGGCTTTGCGAAGCTTTCTGACCAGTTCCTGTAAGGTTTCAATGTCCTCGTATTTCAAAATCGGCGTGACCAGTTCGCACTTTTCGGCATCGCATCCTGCAATGCTGACGTCTTTCTGGAATTTCCATTCTCTGCCCTGTGCATCCCAAGCCGACCAAGTGCTGTAGCCGTTTCGGCTGGCGGTGTATTCGTATCTGCCTGTGCCGAAATGGTCGGCGGCAAGCTTTGCAGCTCGCTCTCTGGTGATGTGGTTCATCTCAATCTCCACGCCGATGGTCTGCTTTTTCAGGTTTTTGATTTGCTTTGCGGTTTTTTCGTTCATGGTATTTTCCAGCCTCCTAAAATCCTGTGTCGGCATACCCATTCGCCTCGGGCAGCATCCTGCCTCGGCTCAGGGCATCCGTAATTTCGGGTTTTTTCCCGTTTCGTTGTAACCATATTAACTCTAAACGGAGGAGATAGCAAGCGGCTAAATGTACAGAAAATGCGGTCAAAAGATTGTGTAGAATACACGCTTGCAATTCTTGCGATTGTATGGTAACATACTGTACAATGGAGGAGATGCCGCCTTATTTTTTCGCCTTGGATACGGTCTGGAAACTGTCGATTTCGGGAATCAGAGCAAGGGAAGAACCATTCTCCCACCGCATATGAATGCTGCCCGCATCATCAATGTGCGTGACCACACCAACTGTTCCGGGAAGAATCGGATATTTTTCATTCCGCATAGAAATCAGCTGTAATTTTGTTCCTTTTGGATACTGCTTTCGGAGTTGTTCCAGATAAGACTTACTCGGAAACTGCATCAGTATCACCAACCTTTCTGAATGCGGAATTGCCGGACAGATGCCGAAGAATGACCTTTCTTGCCGCCTTGAATTCTGCTCCCACCATTCCCAGACGAATCAGGAAACACCGCATGGTGTACTTGGGATTGTCGGAGGTGTCCGGCTTGCGGTTGATGCGGCTTTGGTTCTTGGCAAATTCGCAGAGCATGGAAATGAAGGTGCAGTAGGCATCTGCATCACCATCCTGTTCGACCGTGAACCACGGGAATTCCACTTTTTCATCCGATGGAATGATGTCCAGCGAATCCGTTTGAAAAGCTGCCTGAAAAAGGGAAGCCTTGTTTTTGCAGATCTGTCGGAGATTGCCCAGTGTATGTTCCGTGAAGAAATCAGCTGGCATCTGCACAGTCAAGCCTTTAGATTCCGGTTCTGATGTGTCTGGAACAACATAGCCCCGATTTGCCAGTTCGGCAAGAAGCCGTTCTGTTTCCTTATGGTCGGCTTGGTCACTGATTTCCAGATCCCCGGACTTGGTAACGGTATAGCATTCCCCGATTTGGTAGGCACAGGTGGGCATGAATTGATAGACTGCCGGAATGCCGATAATCTCACTGATGGCTTTCACCAGTTCCTTTCGATTTTGACTGTGATAAGCAATGGTCATGTGAAAAACTCCTTTCTTTCGGCGTTTTTGCTTTCGCCATGACACATATTAACTCTGTTTCCCACAGATAGCAACTGTGAGATGTGTAGAATGTTTCGGCCGTCATTTGTAACAGATCACAAATCTGCCCAGACGATTCCAGCAAGTACAAAAACAGCAACATTCAGACAGATGCCATTCCCCCAAAGGCGGTACTCTTCTGCATCACGATATGGATCTTGCAGCCATTTCTGTACCATCTTTCGGCTTTTGGGACGGCTCTCCGGTTTTACCGCTTTTCGGTATTCTTCAAAAATAGCTGCCCATCGGTCGATTTCTTCTTCTGTGGGATTTTTCGATGCCAGGTCACTGCACCATTGATCCGGAAATCCCTGCAGTCTTGCACATTCCTGCGGTGTCAGTCTGCGAACCGCATAACCGCCGGAAACGATACTGGGGTCTTTGTGGTCCCGTGCCAGCAGTGTAGGGGTCGTTTCCCGAAATGCACTGCTGAAATTTCCCGTAGAAGCAGCATACACTGCATGATGGTCGGTAGCATTCAAAGTGAAAGCGACCTCTTTGTTGACACCGCCGCCCTGTGGTCCGTTTTGGTCAGACCGACCGATCATTGAGCCCTGCAAAGCATAACTTTCCAGCACAGCAATACCGCCTTGGTTTTTTGCTGGTGACTGGTCGCTGGTGTCCAAAGTACGGGCAGTGTCTGTCTCATAAATGCCGCTGTGCGGATTACCGGAAAGCATGGCATTGCTGGAAAAGGAACTGATGCCGTATGCTTTCGGCTGAAATACCGTCTGGTCATTGTTGCAGGACAGCGTAGCAGATTTGTTTTCCTGTATCAGACTGCCTTTTCCACCGCCGGCTTTTCCGCAGCGAATCTTCAGCGTTTTCGGCGTATCCATCAACAGCGGAACATTTCCGCCGCCTGTTCCGCATCTGGAAGTCAGTGTCTGTACTTTTCCGTTCTCAGAGATCTGAAGCCGGCTGTCAGCAGGATGATTTTCCAGTACACAAGGCTGATGATGGGCTTCTGCCCGAAGGGTGGCAGTGCGTTCTTTCAGAATGTCTATGCGTTCTCCGCCCTGGTCACACAAGCACAAGCCTGCCGTTTCAGAGCTGTCCGCAGCACTTCCGGCAGTTCTTTGCCACGCACGGAGGCTCTCCGTAGAATACCCTGACACACGAACCGTGCCGTCCCCTCTGTCACTTCGTGACATCTCCCCACACTGTGGGGAGTCACCTTCGGACTCAAATAGTATTTTTCCGGCACTTGCACCGTCAAAATCTGCGACAAGAAAGATCCGTTTTCTTCGCTGGGGAAGATTCCCCCACGGGGTGGGGGAAATGTCAGCTTTAGCTGATAAAGGGGGACGGCACGGTTCGTGTACACCAGTATTGTGCATCAAGAACTCGCCATGCGAGGGAATAGGATTCTGCCAGAATCTCTCCGGCTTTTGTCCATTTTCCCGCAGGTCGAGGAATTGAAATGCTGCTGTCTTTGACCGAACAGATGGCTTCGAGGACACAGCGGAAATCTTCTCCGCCGTTGGAGGAAAATGCTCCGGGGACGTTTTCCCAGACGATGTATCTTGGATATTTGCCATTGCTTGCACACCTCATTTCTCGGATGATACGGATTGCTTCGTGAAACAGAGAAGAACGGCTGCCGTTCAGACCGGTTCGTTTTTCGGCGATGCTCATATCCTGGCATGGACTGCCAAAGGTGATGATGTCCACAGGCGGCAGCTTTGCACCATGCAGTCCGCTGATATTGCCGAAGTGTTGCACCTGCGGCAGTCGTTTTTCTGTCACACGAATGGCAAACGGTTCGATTTCAGAAGACCAGACAGGCACAATGCCTGCCAGCAGTCCGGCAAGCGGAAAACCGCCACTGCCGTCAAAGAGGCTGCCAAGGGTGAGGTTACGCATCTGACACCTCTACTTCCGAATATTCCATTCGCTTCCCATCCCGAATCAAATACACATCATCGGAATTTCCGTCATGCAGCTTGATGTACCGTTCTACTGCCACATCCACAAATTTCGGTTCCAGTTCCACACCGAAGCACACACGATTTAGCTGCTCACAAGCAACAAGCGTAGATGCACTTCCCAGAAATCCATCCAGCACCATTCCGTTTGTCTGTGTACACTGGGAAATCAGATAGGCGATCAGCGGCACCGGTTTACTGGATGGATGTCCGCAGCCGTCCTCTTTGCTGTTTTTAATACGGTCAAATTCAAATACAGTTACCTGTTTCTGATCTCCGTACCAGTTGTGCTTACCATCTTTCTTCCAGCCAAAAATAATAGGCTCATGGATATATTTCCAGTCAGTTCTTGTAAGCACAAGTCTGTCCTTTTTCCAGACAAGACCCGCACCAACTTTAAAGCCTGCATCTTCAAAAGCATCATGAAAAATTCTCGCCTTTGAAGTGGCATAGAATTCATAGAAACTCGCATCTCTCTGCATATACTCATGTAGATTTTTGAACACTTTCATAAGGAATTCGTAGGCTTCCTTATCATTCAGGTTGTCGTTTTTAATTTTTCCTGATGAGCTATTCAAGTCCACAAAATATGGTGCATCTGTACAGACAAGGTTTACTCTTGTATCACCAAGCAACGCATTGAATGTTTCAGGCAAAGTGGAATCTCCGCAGATGACAGTATGTTTTCCAAGATGCCAGATGTCGCCGAGTTTCGATTTGCAGGGCTTTTCCAGTTCTGCGTCTACATCGAAATTATCTTCTTTTGCCTCATCGCTGTCAATTGCAAAGAGGTCAGCGATTTCTTTTTCATCAAATCCGGTCAGACCAAGATCAAAGCCAAGATTCTGCAATTCTTCCATTTCTACGGCGAGCAATTCCTCATCCCAGCCAGCATCTAACGCCATCCGGTTGTCAGCAAGAATGTACGCTTTCTTCTGTGCTTCTGTCAGATGGTCGGCATACACACAGGGGACTTCTGCAATGCCTTCTTCTTTTGCCGCCATAATGCGTCCATGTCCAGCCAGCACATTGTATTCCCGGTCGATAATGACCGGATTGACAAATCCAAACTCACGAAGGGAAGAGCGAAGTTTCAGGATCTGTTCCTTGTTGTGCGTTCTGGCATTATTCGCATAGGGGACTAACTTGTTGATGTCAACAAGCTGAAATTCTGTAGTTGTAGTCATGCTCCATTCCTCCGCTTCAAAACTTTCTGTAAGCCTTTTCTGGCGTCCAGCACTTTTCCGCTGACTGCCTGTCCCTTAATGGTTCTGTATTGCTGTTTGGTCATCTTCTGGCGATTGGCTTTCAGATCTCGCCAGAACTGGGTATCTGCTTTCATGTATTTCTCACTTTCTGCTGCTCAGAAGCTGTTCCATCAAATCGTCCTGCGGTGTGCCGTCAAATTTGGTCGTGCAGTTCTGTTTCACAATATCGAAAATCTCATACCAGAGCAAGTTTGCCTGTTTCTGAAATGTCTGGCTCATCTGCACAAACGGGGAGGCAATAACGCCGCCGGTGGTCGGGTGCTTTCCCAGCAGTCCATAGGTACTGAGGGCTTCTTCACACTGTACAAATCGGGCGAATGCCTGTGAGTAGCTTTCCAGCAGCCGTTTGTTGACGTGCTTTTCACAGCCACGCTGTTTCAGCCAAAGCCACGTTTCTTTGTACACAATGTCTGCTCCCAGCGGTTTTCCGTTCTTCTGCTGGGCAGACAAGTATGCACTGGGGCTTGGCATATCCGCACCGGTCAAATCAGCGGCATCGTCCAGATCAGCTGCGTCCAATTCCGGAGCATGAAATTCTATAATATCTGCATCCTTGCCCTCTGCGATTTTGTCGGAGAGGGCTTTCGGCTTATCGCCTGCACGAACTCGTCTGCCGCCTCTTCTTGTGCCGTCCTTTGCCATCTGATTTCACCTGCCTTTTGAGAGAAAAATAGCCGAAACTGCGTAGGTTTCGGCTTGTTTGCATATTTCCGGGGTTAATCCCCCGTTTGAATCTTGGTTTTTGTGCGTGAGAGGGAACGCCGGTCTGTAAAAAATTCACAATTAGCGATTTTTATCCCCCCACCGGCAGCATTTCAGACACAATCAATACCGATAGACAGGATTTCGGTCTTCCGTCCATGTCTTGTGGTCATGGCAGGACTTGCATAACGCCTGCCAGTTGCTTTCATCCCACATCAGATGCGGATCACCACGGTGAGGAATGATATGGTCGACCACGGTCGATGCCGTGAACCGTCCCTGTGCCTTGCAACGCACACACAAGGGATGCCTGCGGAGGTACGCCTTGCTGAGTCTCTGCCACCTGCTGCCGTATCCACGCTTGGCGGCAGACGGTCGGTCTGGATGCAGGAACTGATGCTCCGCACAATACAAACCGTCTGTCAGATTGGGACAGCCGGGGTGCTTACATGGTTTCAGTGCCTTCCTCGGCATAAGGTTCACCTCCGGATACAACGAAAGCCCATGTGGAACACCACAGGGCTTTCGGTCAGTTTTCTATGATATTATTATATCACACCTTTTTGCAAAAGTCATCCTCAATTTTACTCATGCCTTACCATAGAGAAGCAACGTCAAGTGTTGTACGGCACGATTCTTTTTGTTGTATGCAGAAGAACGCTCAATACCGAAGTGCTCGCAAATGGTATAAATGTTTTGATCTTCCCGCCAATAGAACTGTTCCAGCACATACCGTTCATCCTCCGACAGATTGTCCCATGCAGGCTGAAACCATTCCATGTATTCCTTTGCCTGACGATACCGTTCCCGCAGCACATCGATTTCGTCAATGGCAGTGATAATTCGCATTTCGCCGGACTGCGGGTTCGGACTGCCGCCCGGCATATCCGTAAATGCCGGACTGCCAAGGGTGGTGGTGTCTTCATGCACCTGTGCGATTTCTTCGTCTGTATGTGCAAGGATGTAAGCCATGCTGCTGTAATCCTTCAGTGCGTTCACAGCGGCACTCCGTTTGTCTAAGTACTGCCAAATGATATTCATCTGCTACCTCCAAGTTCTGCTTTGACGGCTTGCATCAAAGCGGTCTGGGTTTGTTCTTTCTGGGTCAGGGCTTTCAAGATACGTTCGTCAATCGTACCCTTGGTGATGAGATGTTGAATGACAACCGTTTCGGACTGTTGCCCCTGCCGCCACAGTCTGGCGTTGGTCTGCTGGTAGAGTTCTAAACTCCATGTCAGTCCGAACCAAATCAGGTGAGAACCGCCTGCCTGTAAGTTCAAGCCATGCCCGGCAGCGGCTGGGTGCAGCAGACCAACTTGCAGCCTTCCGGCGTTCCAGTTCCGGATACTGTCGGAGGACTGGATTTCCTGATACGAAACCTGTAACCGTTGCAGGCGTTCCGCAATTCTTGTTCGGTCATGCTTGAACCAGTATGCCACCAGAACAGGCTTGCCGTTGGCCGCCTCTATCAAGTCTTCCAGTGCATCCAGCTTTCGGTTGTGAATGGGAATCACCGCTCCGGTGTCATCATACACCGCTCCATTCGCCAGTTGGGAAAGTTTGTTGGATAGACTTGCAGCGTTGGCAGCAGTGATCTCAGTGTCCTGCATCTCCAGAATCAATTCGGACTTGAACTGCTTGTAGGTTTCTTGCTCCATGTCGGACAGCTGCACGGGATATTCGTTTGAAAGTAATTCCGGCATGTGCAGGTGGTCGATGGCTTTCATCGAAACAGTGACGTCCGATATTTTTTCGTAGATCCGTTCTTCGGCATCGGGCAGGGGTTTGTAGGAATACACGAGATAGCCGTTCTGCTTGTCTGGCTTGAAGTAGGCATTCCGGTACTGCCCGATGAATTTGCCGAGCCGCTGCCCCATATCCAGCAGACGAAATTCCGCAAACAAATCCATCAAGCCGTTGCTGCAGGCGTTCCGGTCAGTCCTACGATGCGTTTCACATTCGGTCGAACTTTCATCAGGGCTTTGAAGCGTTTGCTCTGATGGTTCTTAAACGAACTCAATTCATCAATTACAATCATGTCGTAATCGAATGTTGTATTGTTGACGAGCCAGTCGAGGTTCTCCCGATTGATGATGTAGATGTCAGCATCTGCCTTTATAGCTGCAATGCGTTCTTCCTCTGTGCCGACCGCTACGCTGTATCGCAGCGGTTTCAAGTGCTCCCATTTTTCAATTTCAGCAGACCATGTATCCCGTGCAACTCGCAACGGTGCAATAATCAGAACTTTTCTGACCGTAAATAGATCAAACATCAAATTGTGGATTGCAGTCAGTGTTGTAATCGTCTTACCAAGTCCCATATCCAGAAAGAGTGCTGCGATTGGATGTTCCTCAATAAATCGAACAGCATATTTCTGATAATCATGTAGTTCCATCGCTTTTCACCTCCGAGATGATTTTTTCGATGCCCTCACAAGCATCCAAGACATAAACCAGAAAACCCAATCGCCTCAGAAGTTTATGCCGGGAAAGTTGAAGCGGTCTGGGTTTCTCTCCGGGTGCTTTCACTTCCACAAAAGCAATTCTACCGCCGGGCATCAATACGATGCGATCTGGAACGCCTGCCGTTCCGGGAGACGTGAATTTCCAACACACACCGCCATTTTGCTTTACTGCCTTTGTGAGTTTTTCTTCAATGATTTTTTCTCGCATGGGAGTACATACACACTTTCACCATTTTTCATAGCTTCAGTTATTTCATCAAGAACTCTTGGGACATCATCTACTTTGGCAAGAGTTCTTTTTTTCCTATCGGTCATAATCACAAGATTTTCAGGATGTAACGTGTCCTGATAGAGTGCATCAAATTTTTCAAGGTTAACCAAAAGATCATTTTTCTTGATCCACATAATGTTTCCTCCTAAAAAGTACGCAATATGGGAATTGTGCCGCTCGTAGCCGGTCATTTACAAGCCTTATATATAGAAGAAATTTTTACTTTTTTTCTCGCCTGCGTAAAGACTGTATATGACCGGCTTACACCGGCACACTCCCGATTTTTGGAGCTTTTTTCGTATTTTTGTGCCGGTCAAGTTAGTCGAGAATGCCATAAGTCAATTGAATTCCAATGATGTATTTACCATCCCTCATCTTTTTTCTCTTGTATCCTGCCTGTTCCAGAGCTGCATAAAAATCAGAGGTACTGCGGATGTATTCACCATTTTCAATGCAGTATTCTCTGTAGTTGTTGTAAAGTTCACCGGATTTCTCCTGATAGCTCTTATTCACGATACAGCATTCATTGATGAAATTGCCAAGCCAGTCATTGCCTTCCCGATAAGAGCCAATTGCATCTAAAACACACTGCGGTCTGGTAATCTGGTAGTTTGCCGCAATGACCTTTCTTGCACCTTCAATCAGCCAGGAAAGCACTGCACCACCTGCGTTATCCACAAGATGCTGCGTGTAGTTTTTGATGTCCTTAGAACCCTGAATCTTGGCGTGAAATGGAATGACAATCAATCTTCTCCACGTTCCGTCATCCGATGCACCAACCTTCGGAAGATGGTTTGTATACAGCACCAAAGTGTGAGAGGGTTCAAAGTGGAATGGTGCTTTGAACTTCTTTTCGGCAAAAATCGGGTCGGTCGAGCACAGCTGCTTCACCACGCTGGTATTCAGCCGCATGCCCTCTTGCAACTCTGCCGCAAGAATCATCCGTTTTCCTTTCAATTCCGCCATCTCTGGCTTCACGTTGCGTCTGCAATTGACCGTCAGGGCATCGGCGGAAATGTTTCCGCTGTAACTGCCGAGAACCTTGTAGATGACATTCCAGAACGTACTCTTGCCGTTGCGACCGTCCCCGTAGGCAATCAGCAAGGCTTCCTGATACACCTTTCCAACCAGACACAAGCCGCACACCTGCTGCACATAGTCAATCAGGCTTTGGTCACCGCAGAAGAACAGCTGCAATGCATCGTTCCACAAGGGCATGCCCTCCTCGCTTGGAACAACCGCCGTCACTTTCGTTAAGAGGTCGGCAGGGTCTGTGGGCTTCCAGCCATTCAATCCTTCGGGCAGATAATACGTGCCTCCGGGGGTATTCAAGAGCATGGGATTGCTGTCGAGGGCTTCGGGATTGTGGAGCACAAGCGGCTTTGCGGCATCCAGTGCATTGGTCATACTGCGAACATGGCGATATTTCATGACAAACGCCTTGAAAGCGGCATAGTACTGATACTCCTTGTATGCGGCGATCTGTTCCTCGTCCAGACTATCCCGAAACTTTTTACCGCCATTAATTGCTGCATCTCTTGCAACACCGAGGCTTTCCAGTTTCAAAAGTGACGCTTCCACCTGCTTTTCCGCCTCTGCCAGCTGTACGTCTGTATGTTCGATCATAGCAAGGGTGACAGCGTGTTCTGACTCCTCCCAATAGGTTCCGTTGTAGCGAAGATAATCGGTCGCAATGGTAAATGCCACCTCATCTGAGAAGCATTCTACAAATGTACGAGCCTCTCCAACGTCTGAAAAATCATCGGGAATCAGGGATTGTTTGCCGTATGCTTCAGGAGAAATATATCCTTCCTGGGAAGTTACTTTTTTGCCGAATTTGCAGGCACTGTGCCAGATGGTTTCCAGTTCTTCATCCGAAAGCGGCGGTTCGCATTCTGCTGCTTTTTCCAGGAACTTCTGATAACTTTCCTTGGTCACACCAAAACGCTTTACAAGCTTTCCAGCCATGCGAGACATTGTGCTGTTTCGCTGTCCCTGCGGAATGTTACGGTTTGACTTCATCAGTGTAAGCCAGTCCTCAATGGATAAACTGCCTTCATGCCATACAACATCACTCGGACAGCCAAACAAAAAACGTGAGGCATCCAGTGCATTTCCGTCAAAGAACGGCAGTTCCTTATGAATTTTCTGCTTTATTGCCTTATGGGAATTTGCATCCTTGCAGGGTGCTGTCGGGAAAAATACATGGAAACGTGGACGGGCAGATTTGCTGCCTTTTGTCAACATATGATGACGGCTGTAGGTCACTGCAAATGCAACATCTCCTAAGCTGTTCATCAGCATTTCAGGCGTGATCCAGTCTTTCGGGTCATCTGAATGGTCGTTGTCACAATCCATAGGTACTACATCAGACAGCAGGAAATTGGCATCACTGCGGGCAAAATTCTCATACTGAGCACAGACATGATCATAGACAACAGCTTTTTTCAAATCCGCTTCTGAAGTAATGACCTTTTGGTTGGGATAAAGGATATTCTTTTCATTGCCGGTACAGTTTGCTGTATAGAGCGTAAATTTCATTCTATTTCCTCCAGTTCTTCTGTAAAATACCGAATGGTCATATGCCGCCGCTTTGCCCATTTGATTTCCTGCTGCATCCCCTCCGACCGCACAGAACCAAACACCCACAACTGGGCACATTTTGACAGCAGTACCAAATTCATGAACATCGCTGTCTGACGATCTTCGCCTAAACCGTCATCCATGAACTGCGGAAACAGCAAGTGGGGAGCGATAGGGACATAGTGGGTATCTACCGCAAAGCGGCTGTATCGTCTGGCATTTTCGATATTGTCATTGATGCAGCCATGGGAATAGGGAGAACAAATGTATACCAGCGGTCGGCTGGCAGATTCGTTCTTCCGGTTGCAAGTTTCCCGTTCGATTCGGGACAGAGCCGCATCCGTGGCAAGGTTGCTGTAATCATATTGGTTCCTATTTTTCCCCCTCAATCTTTCTTGTAAAACTGGCACGCATACCCATCCGCTCGCAGCAGCAGCCCGTTCGCCCAGTCTGGTGTTCTCGCCATCTCCTGACAGATCTCATCCAGCTTTGTATCTTTCGGGCATTCGATAATCATTTCATCGTGAATATGACCGACAATGAAGTATTGTGATAGCGTTTGCATGGAATAAAAGAGCAGATCTCGTGCGGTTGCCTGAACAATGTTTTCGACCAGCTTGCCGGAGTAAGTCTCCAAGCGTTCCCACTTTCTGCCCGTGCCAATGCCCTCATAGGTGATAGAATCACCGCCAAAGCGATTTTCACCGATGCGTGGCTTGACATATGCCAACCGTCTGCCGGACAGCAGGCGGATAAACAGAAAACCGGATTCATAAGAGAAGTGAATGCCGTGGGTCTCTGTTTCGGTTTTATCCCGCACAGCTTTGATGGCAGCATTTTCTACATCCCACCACAACTGCACAATGTGTGGCGAGGCAGTTCTCCAGTCGGTGACCAGCTGCTTCAATTCTGCGTCAGACATCTCTGCACCGCCCATCGCTTTCATTGCTCCGACCGAGCCGCCGTAGCCACACGCCAATTCTGCGACCTTACCTTTCTGCCTTAAATGCCCATTTTCACCGTGTTTCACAACAGGCACGCCGAAAATCTTAGAAGCCGAGGCACAGTAGATGTCTTTGCCCTCTGCAAATGCCTGCATCCGCCACGTTTCATCGGCAAGCCATGCAATGACACGTGCCTCAATGGCAGAGAAATCGGCAACGAGGAACTGATAGCCGGGCTTTGGAATAAAAGCCGTCCGAATCAGCTGTGAGAGCGTGTCCGGAACGTCTTCATACAGCAGTTCCACGGCTTCCAGGTTGCCGGACTTCACGAGTTCCCGTGCATCTTCCAAATCGGGAAGGTGATTCTGTGGCAGATTTTGCAGCTGAATGATACGACCAGCCTCTCGACCCGTACGGTTCGCCCCGTAGAACTGGAACATGCCTCTTGCACGACCATCCGAGCAGACGGCGTTTTGCATGGCTTGATACTTTTTGACCGAGGCTTTCGACAGCTGCAACCGCAGTTCCAGCACCGACCGCACGGGTTCTCTTGCCGTTTTAATCAGTTCCTGCACCTGTGTCTTTCCGAGAGAATCGGATGGGTAGCCCTGCGTTTCGAGCCAGCCGAGCAGCTGGTAAACCGAGTTGGGGTTGTCCAAGTGGGTCAGGGCTTTCATCCGCTGCAACAGCTTGTCTTTCGTCAGAGCATCCATGCGGATTGCCTGTTGCACCAGCTGCAAATCCACCTGAATCCCCCGGTCGTTGACGGTCTGGTCAAGGGCGTATTCTTGCCAGACAAATTCCGGCACGGGGAAGCGTGACAGTCGCCGTTCAATGGCTTGTTCGGTTTCCACATCCCGTTGGTTGTATGCCCGAAAGACGTTCCATTTCTCCGGAGAATCGGCAGGTGTATGAAATTGTGGAACGCCGTTCACCGTGTCATATGGTACGCAGAAATAGCGAATCAGGGCTTTCCCCTCGGACATTTTTTGTTGCTGTAACTGTAGCACTGCCCCCACGCCGGCAAGGCTCAGCGGCAAGCCCAGATAGGCAG